GATAGGCATACCTCTGTTAGTACCACCATTAGATAAAATAGGTGTGGAGTACATAAACCAAAGTTTACTAGCGTAGTTATAAATTCTTTCTGCCATCTCATCATTATCTGAAAATGCTTTTGCCGCCCTCATAAATCCATCTTGCGGTGATGTTTCTTCTGGTAATAAATACCTATCTTTTAAAGTTGTCTTACCGAAGTCAGTAAGTAACTCGTCTCTTTCGTAATCAATCATCTTTTGTGTCCGTAACTTTAGGTGTTCCTTCTTTCTCTATAATAAAATCAATGTATTGTTTTGCTTTCTTCAAGTCTTCCATACCACCCTTTCGTCTCCATCTTGAAATGTACTTCACAACATTGCCCTCGCAGTATGTGAGACCATTGGCTATGATGTAATCAATAGGTTCTATTTTATGGTTAGCGTAATGAGGTGGGTTTTTTATATTGTCCATAGTTTTACCTTCCCTGTTTTCTTATTGTATTCTCCATGTCTTAAAATGTGTGCGACCCTAGCTTGTTGTAGAGCTTCTTTTTGTGTGTAACCTTTTTCTTTGTAAATACCTTTGACTATCTTCCATAGGTCAGGCAGTGTGCAGTTAGTATATTTAAGAAGTAACTTCTCTGCTGTCTTAATCCCTACACCATCAATACCATCATAGCCATCTGTCTTGTCACCCATGATTGTCTGTATCATAAAGTTATAATTAGCTATCTTCTCTGGTATCTGTTCTACTGTCATACCATCTTGTGAAAGATTGCATGGTATAGTTCGCATATCTTTATCTACGCTTACTAATATTCTTTCTTCATCACTAGGTTCAGTTGCCATGATACCCATGACATCATCTGCTTCTAGGTTAGCCCACATAACACCATTATGTTTTTCCATAATGTGTTCACGCATTGCATTTAAAACTATTGGCTTACGTTTTTCTTTACGATTACTTTTGTATGTAGGAAGAACATCTTTTCTAAAATTATTCTTATCTGTAAGTGCTACAACATAATCATCTGCTGATAACCCAGAACCTAAATCGTCTATCACTGCATCTAATTGTGCATTACAAGTAGGCAACTCTGCGTGTAATGTCCATAAGCCATCACCCCAGTTGATAGGTTGTTCATTGTTAGTTGCTATCTGGTAAGCAAGTATGTCACCATCAATTACTAATACTTTTTTCTTTTTATACATTATTTAACTATCCTCTCCTGCATAGATTTGCTTAAATTTTTTGGTAAAAATATTTCGGCTAAAGGTATTAAGACAAACCTACTACGCCAACCATCTCCACCATTTTTAAGTGTACCTATATATTTTTTTGCTAATCTCTTTACTGTTCTAGTATCAAATATTAATCTGCAATAATCTTTGTCACCCTCTGCTAATATGTGTACCCAATAGTCAGCTTTGGTTGCCATGATACCTGAAGGTTTACCATTACATTCTACTTCTATTGCAATGTTACCTGTTTTAAACCACCAGTCTCTTTCAGTCTTAACTTCTATTTTATTTTTATCTTTGTCTAATATAGATGCTAGTCTTTGTTCTCTTTCTTGACCATACTTTAGGTCAATATCAAATTTATTATTTTTCAATGTGTTCCACTCCAATCTGTGTGTATTTTATATTCGCCTGTTAGCGGCACTCTTAATTGGAAGTGTTCACCTGCACGTTTAATACATTCTACTGCTATCTTACCAATGTCTTCAGCGTCTTGTTCTTCACACTCAACTTGTATCTCATCATGTACCCATACAACTTGTTGTGCGTTTTTAAATTTCTTTATCTCTTTGTTAAATTCTACTAGCCATCTCTTACATAGGATTGCACCTGCACTTTGTAACAATGTGTTAAGTGCCGAGTAACTATTACGAACTTTGATTTGTCTTTTGTCTAAACCATTTAGATAACCACGTTCAGCCGCAGACTGTACTCCTTCTATAAGTTTATGTAATGCAGGTAAGTTATTTAAAAATCTTTTCTTAATCTTTCCTGCTTCTTTGAATGGTTTGTTAATTACTTCAGCAATTTTTTTGACACTTCCCCCATATAAAAAGCAATAGTAAAAACGCTTTGCTAAATCTCTGCTGTCTAACCCTGCTAGTTTCTGTGTCTCTGTGTGTATGTCACCTTCAAGTGCAACTTTAGTGTATGCACCATTGTCAAACTTTGACATGAAGTGACAAAGCATCATCACTTCTAAAGAGCTTACGTCTATACCCACTAATCGTTTACCTTCTGGTACTGTAAATAATTCTCTACATTCTTTACCATAAGGTGCAGACGTACTAACGACCTGTCCTAAATTTGGAAACGAATGTGAAGCTCTTGATGTTACACAAGAGTTTGTATTACATGTGCCATGAATTTTACCATTACGTTCATGTTTCAACCATGCTTGTGAGCCTGTAGCTATTTGTGCAATTCTTTTAGTTAATAAAAAAGTTTCACATAATATTTTAGCTTCAGGATATGGAAGTTTAGATAATATACTGTCATCTAATTTAGCTTTACCATCACTGGTAAATTCTTGTGCTTCCCAACCATACTTATCTTTTAATCTTTGTGCTACATGGTGTCTGCTTGATGGATTGAATACAGTAACTTGGTCTTTTAATCTCTTACCTGTTTTTGTAGACCATCTTTCAGTTACGATAGGTTCAAACACACCTTGTAATTCTTCAGCTAACTCTGCTTGTCTTGCTTTTAATTTAACAGATAATGCTTCTGCTTTTTCTCTGTCAAACGTAAAGCCATGTTGTTCTTGTTTAAATATTAGTGAGGCTACTTCATGTTCTAAATCCATAGCCTCTTGGGAGTAACCTTTTTCTTCTAAAACTTTGTATAGTTTGTAAGTAACTTCTGTATCTTGCTTACAATACTCAAGCATTTCAGGTGTGAATGTTTGCCAGTCAGTTTCTATCTGTTCTTTGTACTCACCTATTCTATTACCCCATGCTTTTAATGAGTGTTTACCTATACAATCTTTTGGAAAATCTTTTTTTGAAAAATCACTTTCTTTAATGTCTGCAAATACTAATCTAGTACCCACTAATGTGTCGAAAATTTTGCCCTTAAATGTAGCGGAATGTAATCGTTCTAATACAGGAATATCAAACTTAATAATGTTGTGACCTATGATAAGCTCTGCTTCTTCTAAAAGTTTAATAGCGTCTTCATTGCTAGGTGTAAGTATCTCTCCTGTGTCTATGTTTTTAAGTACAATGCAATGTACCTTATCGCATAGATGTAGAAATCCATTTGTTTCTATATCAAAGACGTATCTCAAACTGATACCTTCTTAATCTTTAATACGTTTACTGAAGGCATAGTAGTTACGTTACCTACGTCACCTAATGTGCCATCATCATTAAAGTTAACATCACCTGCAATTACATGCACATCTTTGTCTGCTCTTAAAAGCCAACCTGCTGTAATACAAATTGTAACTTTACTTGCTTTAGCTTCTTTTAATGAAGTCCAAATTGCAGAGCTATTAATATCTTTCCAATAGCAATGCACAAATGGTGCGTCTAATATTTTCTTATTTATATTTGGTAATTTCATAATTAATGTAATGTTTGTAATTCTACTTCTATCTTCCAAGCCGCCTCTTCTCCGCTTAACGCCATAGAAGTTAGTGTGTCTTGCAACATAAAAGCAGTCTTAATACTCCCTATCTTTATTACTTGTGGTTTGTGTGTTGATTTTACTTTTGCTAGTGCGTCTGCAACTAGACCAGACCAAAACAAAGCATCTTTCTTTTGCTTTGCCGTAACTCTTTTAGTAGTCATCTAATACGTCAGGTGTTGTTTCTGACAGACAACCAGTGTCTAAATCATATAACAATGTACAGGCTTTACCTGTTTCACCACTAAACCTATTCTTTAGTATTGTTAGATTTGCTAATTTTTTATCTGACTTAATATCTCTATTAATACCAATAATTAAATCTGATAACTGACCTATAGAAGCTGAACCACGAAGACTATTCATAGTAACTTCTTTGCCATCTTCAAAACCTTTGTCGCCTTCTGACCTACGAAGATGTGATATAAGAATAACTCCTATACCTGTTTCTTCTACAAGTGTTCTTAATTTACTTACAAAGTAATCAATTAGTTTTCTTTCATCACTTGTGTGTTCGTCTCCAAGTGCAGACAATGCCATGTGTAAATGGTCTAATACTACAAAGTCTACTTCACATGACTTTGCTAGGTATCTTATTTTGTTAAGAAGGCTATCGGCGACTGTGTTGCCAAAATGGTTATATAAATAAAAATTCCCATTACCAATAGTAGATTTAAAAGTTTCCTGTAGTTGTGTCTCACTT